AGGGCATTGTTAGGCAGACAGGAATACACGCCGCAGGAGTTGTGGTATCTAAAGGCCCCTTAACAGATTATCTACCTGTTATGCAAAAGGGCAAGGAAAACCCTGTAGTTACACAGTGGGACATGGGTAGGGTTGATCAGTGTTTCCTGTTAAAGATAGATTTCTTGGGTCTTAGAAATCTGGGTGTAATTGACTCCTGCATAAAGCTGGTAAAGGAAAATAGAGGTATTGATATTGTCGTTGATGATATACCACTAGATGATTCTATTACATACGATGAGCTCTGTAGGGGTAATTCAGTAGGTGTTTTCCAGCTTGAATCTTCCTCAATGAGACAGATGATGATGGCTTTGCAACCTAAAAACATTGAAGACATAATGGCATTGATATCTCTACATAGACCTGGTCCGATGGGTTCTGGTATGGATAGGGAATATATAGATAGAAAGCATGGTAGAAGCCATGTGTCTTATGAGCACCCCAAGCTGCAAAAAGTTCTAGAACCGTCTCTGGGTATTATGTTGTACCAGGAGGATGTTTTAGGAGTCTCTAGGGAGTTGGCTGGATTTACGTCAGCAGAAGCAGATGACTTGCGTAAAGTTATCGGTAAAAAGTTGATGGATAAGATTCCTCTTATGAGAAAGATGTTTGTAGAAGGCTGCGCTGAGTCTTCGGATCTGGATGAGAGATTAGCTAATAAAATTTTCTCAGATATTGAATACTTTGGTGGTTACGGTTTCAATAGGGCGCACGCTGCCAGCTATGCTATGGTCAGTTACATTACTGCGTACCTTAAGTCAAACTACACAGTAGAGTACATGGCAGCTTTGATGAGTTCTGTTGTCGGTAACAAAGATAAGCAATCTCTTTACCTCTCCGACTGCAGAAAAATAGGTATAGATGTGTTGGCTCCTTCTATAAATGATTCTGAAATTGATTTTAGAGTTGTAGATAATGACAAGATCATATTTGGTTTCTCTGCAATATCAGGAATTGGTTCTTCGGTAGCTGAAGCAATTATAAATAGTAGGAGTGGAGTTAAGTATTCTTCTATTTATGATTTCTTTAGGAGATGTGATCCAGCTATCCTTAAGAAGAGTACACTTCAAAATCTGGCGCAATCCGGTGCGTTTGATGAGCTAATAGATAATTACGAAGAAGACTACTCACGAATGCATGAGCTAGAAGTTTTAGAAGCTGAGAAAGCAGAACTTGGTATATATGTTACATCTCATCCTGTTATGGGTGTATGGGATGTCTTGTTGAAAAAAATAGATTTTGAAATAGTAGATCTACAAGAAGTGGCTTCTGGCTCTTTTGTCAAAATTGGCGGAATAATTTCAGATTGCAAAAAGATAATAACCAAAAAGGGCAGCAAGATGTTCAAGGTTATTATCGAAGATATATCTTCTGACATAGAAGTAATAGTTTTCCCCAATGCAGCAAAGAGTATGGATGATGACTTCTTTAGAAAAGGTGAAATAGTAGTTATATCTGGTAACGTCGTCAATGAGTCAGAGGGCGAAGTAGCAGATGTTAAAATGTATTATTCTTCAATAGAAAAGTTTGATTCATCAATTATTAATAGAGGTAAGTCATTAACTTTTGAATTGTTAGATGAATCTAAACCAACCATAATTGGTGACATTTATGATATAATAGTATCAAATCCCGGTAATAGACCGATTTACCTAGAACTATCTTCTGACAAGCATACGTATTCTTACAAGTTTAAAAAGACTGCTTCGTCTAAGGTGGAACCTTTAATTAAATCATTAATAGAATTGGAGAACTTAAATGGCAGCTAATGGTAGCTACAGAAACCCTACTACTAGGGACTGCTGGACGTTTTGTTCGTCGTGTAATCGATGCTCAGATAAGGGCAAATACGCCAAGTGCGCAGGTTGCAGTGGTAGATATGATCCTGCAGGAAAAATTGATCCAGATAGAGATGACTTCTGTGATTGTAAGAATGGCATTTTAAGATGGCGCACTCAACAGGGTCGCTTGATTATAACCAAGTTTAACAGTAACCCTTTTAAGGGTGAGGTTAGGTATCAGAAAAAGTCAGAAGATGAAAGAGATTGGGACTCTTACGTCGCTGACATGAGAGAAAAAATGGATGATCCAAATTGGGATCCAATTCAGATATACGGAGACTAATATGTTGCTGAACGGTAATTTTACTACGAACACTCTTTCTAAGGGAACAATAAAAATAACTGAGTATGCAGATCCCGAGACTGATGAGCCATTAAGAACTTATGTTCAGAATGGAATTATAGGTTTTTGGACGACACCAGAAGAAATGAATGACCTACTTCTATTGTTAAATTACTATTTAAACATAGAAGCTATATCTGAAATTAGATAGGAGACAAAATATGTGGCCAAGAGTAGAAGACGACTTTATGGAAATTGGTGACACTGGCTGGGTGCCTGTTGGTGAGGGTATGTTTAGAAATAAATATACTGGACACATAATAGATGAAGCTGGTATGGAATACGACAAGTTTGGTCAGCCAATTGATCATGTCGATGAAGAGTAATATTATATAAGGAGATTTTTTGTCTAATATATCTATTAAAAGCTATGATACTCTATCTGATCTAGAAAAAATGTCTTTGGTAGACTTTTCCTATTCTAGAATAGATACATATAATCAGTGTCCAGCTAAGTATTTTTATAGTTACATATCTAAAGAGCCCAGGCAATTCGCCCCAGCGGCAGTTCTGGGGAATATAGTTCATGAGGTCTTTGAGAATACGCTTGAAAATGATTCTGAACTTGATTTAGATCTATTAAAGTCTGAATACAATACTACGATACCTAAGTATGATCCTTCTAATCAGATACCTACAGAGCTTCTTGATGCGGGAACAACGATACTAGAAGAGTTCTATGACACTCATTATGATGAGGACTTCCATATCTATGCCAAGGAACTTGGCTTTGAAATAATCGTAGGGTCTTATGTAATTAGAGGTTTTATAGACAGAGTTGATATGTATGATGACCTGATACATATCATAGATTATAAAACTGGTAAGTGGGAAGTAAGTAATAAGGATATTCCCACGAACCTCCAGTTAGGTATCTATGCCTTAGCTGTTTCGCATTTGTTTCCTGGTAAGAAGGTTTATGCGGAGCTGTATTACCTTAGGTCTGGTAGAAGAAAAGGGCATGAGTTTTCTGAGCAAGAGCTAGAAGACGTTAAAGATAGGTTAATCGAAAGCATGTACAATATTGTGCACGACACTAACTATCTTCCTACCGCGAACACAAGAATATGCTCCTTCTGTGATCACGCAAAGTCAGGAGCATGTGGCACTGGTGTGTTTAGGAATAGTAAAAGATACAAATAAAAAAGAGGACGAGCCAATTAAGGCCCGCCCTCTTTTTCTACTAGGTCAATCAGAAGGTGCTATCTGCAACAGCCTCTTCGAGAGCCTCATCACCAAGGGAGGCAAACAGTGCAGCCTGCTCGTTGTAGCTGGGAGCAAACTTGGTGATCATCGTATCAGCTTCCTCAGCCGAGAAGCCTAGTGAAACTAGATCATTCATCGTGTTGGTCTGAATGTTCTCGTTGATGCTGCTGATAAGTGTGTTAAGTGTGTTCATTGGTTTTGTAACCTTTCTTTGAATTTGTATTTTTCTTATTTTTGTTGTATAATTATTACATTGATAGGTCTACGAGTAAAGGATATCACAATTATGCTAGAGGTTGTCAAGTCGAAGGACTTTTTTCTTCAGAAATCTTCCTACAAGAAGCATCCTAACCTGAATAATATCAGGAACAGGCAAGTGGAACAAGTTCTTCTTGATGATGATGGCATCGTGCAGAGGAAGCATGGTAACGCCTTTCAGTATACAAAGACTGGATATAGAAATGACATTGGGATTAATGTCAGGTCAAGTTGGGAAGCTAATTTTATCAGGGTTTTGAATCTTTACAAAATTGAATTTGATTTTGAGCCAACGGTTTTTCCATTTCCAGTTAAGAGAGGGACTAAAGCATACACCCCAGATTTCTTTTTGCCTAGAGAACAAGAGTGGATAGAAATTAAGGGATACCTTGATGATAAAAGTAAAATAAAGCTTAAAAGATTTAAAAGATATTATCTGGAAGATTTTTCCAAGCTCACTTGCGTAATCAGTAAATACTCAAAAGCCGCTATTAAATTCATGACTGATTTAGAGGTCCCAAAGGTGATCTTCTATGAGGACATTAGAGATGAGTACTCTGAGTATCTATTGAATTGGGAAGGAAAAAGATGACGGAACCCGCAAAAAAGAAAAAGAAAACGTATAAAGAAAAATACTACGCTCTTCCTGAAGAGGAAATGCAAGCTTTAATAGCTAAAGCTAAAACTGGATCTCATAAAGATCAAGAAGAACTGCTAAAAGTTTTTGACAATTTCCTGAGTAAGTATAGTGCACTTTTGTACTACAATAGATTTAATCTAAACGACTATGATATAAGAAGATTTATTTCTTTATTTATTAAGGACCCGTTTACGAGATTCGCTC